ACAGCCTTGCGATGAGTATTCATCCAAGAATGGCGATAGTGGAGGGGCAGGTCAACCTCGACGACTGCCTTAACACCGAGGTTGGAAGTTTGATCCGCCAACGGTCAGCCGGTATGGTCACCCCGTTTGCTATGCCTTTCGTAGGGCGTGAAGCCTTTCCAATGATGCAGTATCTCGATGAGCTGAAAGAGAATCGCACCGGGATCTCTAAAGCAGCCGCTGGACTAGACGCTTCAGCGCTTCAATCAAGCACCGCATCAGCAGTTCAAGCGACGGTCAGTCAGGCTCAACAGCACATCGAGATGATTGCTCGCATCTTTGCCGAAACCGGCATGAAACAATTGTTCAAAGGGATATTGAAGCTGACCATTAACCACCAGGACGAGGAAAGGATGACCCGGTTGAATAACCAGTTTGTCCCAGTCGATCCTCGCTCATGGAATGCTGACATGGATGTTTCTTCAAATATAGCCCTCGGTAAGGGAACGGACACAGAGCGGATTGCAGCGCTATCGCAGATCGCGGGCAAGCAAGAAGAGCTGATGAAGTTGCTCGGACCGGTGAACGCGCTAGTGTCACCTAAACAATATAGTCATACGCTGGCTAAGATCGTCGAGTTGAGTGGATTTAAAGACCCATCAATGTTCGTCAACGCGCTGCAAGATGGCCAACCATTAGTGCCACCAGAAGCCGCGCAGAACAAGAAGAAGTCAGCAGAAGAATTACTGGCTGAAGTTCAAGCGCAAAGCATCCAAGCGGATATTCAGAAGAAAGCAGCAGAGCTGGAACTGAAGCGTGACGAGATGATGCGTAAAGATGATCTAGAACGTGACAAGCTCGATGCTGATATCCATCTTAAAGCAGCCGAGATCCAAGGCAAGCACGGCACCTCAGTCAATATTGCTCAGATCAAAGCTGACGTAGATCGGGACCGCGAGATGATCAAAGGCATCCAAGCTGGAAGAGGTGTTCGGTAGATGTCTGGGTTGTTGGTCAATAACTATAGCCAGCGCAACCCACCAGCGTTAGGTGATGCGTTGTCAGGTCTGTTGGGTAACTGGGGCGATAATATTGAGCAAGGGCTATTAACTTCTTTCCCATTTTTAGCAGAAAACGATCCTTATAAGATCGGGCAAGAGTTGTTGAGAGAAGGAGCCGGACTAGGAACCATAGCTGGAGTTAAAGCTAAGACACTAAACCCTAAGACTTTAGAACTAGCCGAGCAGATGCGTGGCGCTGGTGCAAGTAGAGATGATATTTGGAAAGCAACTGGAGAGCAGTTTGGACAACCGTCATACTTTGACCCAGTAGATAACAGCTTTAGGTGGGAGATAGATGATCTACAGATGAAATATCTCCCGCAAAAGCTGTCGGAGACTGAGTGGAGAGGGAGTAATTATCTTACTGGGCGAGTAGATCAAGCGGTAGGGGATACCGATAAATGGATAGCACCAAATATCCCAGGGTATGACCCTACATCAGTATCTAGGTTGACGGAGGCATATCCAAACCTCGGCGGCGTGAGCCTCACAGACTACCCTAAAACTTCACCGAGCGGTATGTATGGGGCATATAGCGATAGTGTTGTAGGTCCGCGAATTACGTTGTGGGATCAGAAGCATCCAAGGGATTTAGTTACCCCGCCAAGTAAAGGCACACAGCTTGCTAGAAGAAGATCCACCCTTCTGCATGAATTAAATCACGCAATACAAGACACCGAGGGTTTCCCTGGTGGGGGAAATCCCAAGATGTTTAATCAACAGAGCGAGGCTGAGTTGATGAGGGACGCTCTCAGCTGGAATAAGGAGATGGATGGTTATATAAAGCGTCATCCAGGTTCAGAAAAATTGGATAGGTCGGGCGTTGAAAATCTCCTACATGAAGAGTTTGACGCTATCGAGGCGAGAGACTGGGTTCCTAGTAGGGAAGCTAGAGAGTTGGCTGGACAACCCTATTTATACAATCCTGATCTTAATCCGACAGCTAGGAAAAACGCGGCCGACCTAGTTAGATTGTATGGTCTTGACAGAAAAACGTCTGCCTACTCTGGAAGAGATATATATGACAGGTTATTGGGCGAGGTTGATTCGAGAGCGGTACAGGCTAGAAGGGATTTGCCCCTAAGTCGCCGAATAGCGAAACCCTTCTGGAAGGATTACGACGTTCCCGAAGAGCAGATCATTCGACTGCACCCAACTAAGGGACTCCTGTGACCGGCCTTTTAGTTAACGACTACTCCCAACGCAATCCACCGTCACTCGGTGAGGCCATGTCTGGTCTGCTTGGTAACTGGGGTGGCAACATCGAGCAAGGGTTGCTGTCTGCGCTTCCAGTGTTAGCTGAGAATGATCCCTATAAGATCGGGCAACAACTACTGCGCGAAGGTGCGGGTGTTGGTGGGATAGCGTGGCACGGTTCACCTCATAAATACCTCAAACCTGACCTGTCGAAGATCGGGACCGGTGAGGGAGCGCAAGCCTATGGGCATGGATTCTATTCTGCCGAGGCGAGGGGTGTTGCCGAAGAGTATCAACACTCAGCAGATTGGAGAACAAAATCATCTCGTGAAATGACGTATAAGGTTAACGGTAATGAGGTTTCTCCAGGGGGGATAGAGGAAAATCGACTACTGAACTATGCTATGGGTGACCGTGAGTTATTCGATAAGCAAGTAAAGTTCCATCGAGAGAGTGCTGAGATGAGCGAGGTTCAATCTCAGAAATACCTTGATAGTTCAGTATCAGCAGTATCGCCCGATGAAGCGGCCTCATATAAGCGAATGTCAGAAAATAGTAAAGCAAGAGCGCATCGAGAGCGTGAATTTGCTGATTTCGGTGGGTTATTGCGTGATGCAGAGGTAAAACCCGCAACCGGCCACCTCTACAAGATGAACATCCCAGACGAAACCATCGGCAAGATGTTGGATTGGGATAAGCCTCTTTTCCAGCAATCAGATCAGGTTAAACAGATATTGGATACCGTATCAGATCCAGAATCTATACAGAAGAAGATCGATGCACTGCAATCTAGTTTGCAGAAATTCGATGGTGATGATGATTTATTGGGGCTGCTCACAGGGACCGTAAAAACACCCCCAATAAACCAAAAGATATATAAAGAGATCGAGCGGTTAACAAACGAAAGACTGCAAGCCGAGAATCTTAGAAATAGGTTGTTGGAATTTAGAAAAAAAGACAACAGAGAAGGATCGCTTGATGAGAGGTTAATGAGGGTAAGAGGTCAAGATTTTTATAACCATCTCGGAGGTGGTATCTCACCTAAGAAACTCACCCAGAGATTCAACAACAGAGATGAAGCGGTAGAGTTCTTTAAGGCAGAGAAACAAAGATTTAAAGATTCACCGATGTCATCGGGTAAAGGCACTTATGAGCCGGTAGCAAAATTAGATGGTGATGAGTTCACGGTAGAAACTTATGCCCAGTTTGGCAAGACTTACGGTCAACAGGCCGCATCCGAATACCTCAATTCACTCGGAATACCCGGCATCAAATACCTAGACGGTATGTCAAGAGCAGCCGGTCAGGGATCACGCAACTTCGTATCGTTCACACCCGATCACATCGAGATGTTAGAGCGTAATGGCATACCTATGAAGGGGTTACTCGGTGAGTAAATCAAAACAACAAATCCGCGACGAAGGACAGAAGGCAACGACCATCGTCGATGATGAACTATTCAATACCGTCGTGGAAGAAGTCAAACATGATCTTTTCCACGAATGGATGCGAACAGAAGACACCAAGGAAAGAGAAGCACTGCATGGACTCGCAATCTCGATGGAAGTGATTCTAACGAGACTACGCGCGAAGGCAGATAATTTAACAATTGAAAGGAACACCCAATGACAACACCCAACACACCAGCAGATTCTGGAATTGGATTGTACGACGGAGTCGAACAAATATCTAACTTGGCGGGCTTAATGGACCCAGAGATGGACACACCAGAAGAGCAAGTCGAAGCGGTGACCGAAGAGGTATCCGTGACTGACGAAGAACTCGTTTATGAAGCGAGTGAAGAGACAGTCGAGACAGACGAACAAGAACAAGAGCTTTCGGCAGAAGAAGAGCAACCTGATATCTACACCGTTCGAGTGAATGGTGAGGATGTTGAGGTCACGTTCGATGAGCTGACGAAGGGTTACTCTAGGGAATCTGATTACCGACGGAAGACCCAGGAAGTGGCAGAGCAACGCAAAACTGTCGAGAGACAGATTCAAGAGGCTCAAGCCCAATTCCAGAAAACACAGCAGATGGAACAGCAGTACGCTGAACTCTTACCTAAACTTGCACAACAGCTACAGGCAGACAATATGCCGGAGCCTAATTTCGATGAAGCGTATGCCGCAGACCCGATAGAGGCCAGCCGACTTGAGCGCCAGTACCGAGTGCAAAAAGAGGATAGAGCGAAGAAACTGCAAGCGATTCAATCTGAACAGCAGCGACTGATGCAAGAATCCCAGCAGGGTCAACAAGCCAGATACCAACAACACCTTGCCGAGCAAGCACAGTTGTTGCCGGACCTGATTCCAGCGTGGGCAGATGAAAAAGTCAAAGCAACCGAAGTTGAAGCAATGCGAAAGTGGGCAGTTGAAAGCGGTAGGGTTAGTCCTGATCAGATTAATCAAATCGCAGACGCTGGTCATGTTGCATTATTGCATGATGCTTGGAAATTCGGAATTGGACAAGCGAAAGTGCAAGCCAAGCGTAAACCGGCCACATCGAAAAAGGGCAAAGCGGTTCGCCCAGGATCGAAAGCCGGAACGCCAAACGCACAACGCACTGCTGTGAAGAACGCCGCCGGTAAATTACAACAGACCGGGAGCTACCGCGACGCGGCAGATCTCCTAATGAACTTAGACCTAGACTAAAAGGAAATTAACAATGGCTATCGTAGCAAATACTTTTACTCGTTATGGAAGCGTCGGCATCCGTGAAGAGCTATCAAATGTAATCAAGAACATCTCACCGGAGGATACTCCGTTTCAAAGCAACATCCGCTCTGAAAGCGTAAGTAACACTTACTTCGAGTGGCAAGAAGACGCACTTTCGGCAGCGGCTGCAAATGCACAATTGGACGGCGACGATATTTCGTCATTCTCTGCGGTCACTCCGACTACTCGCGTAGGCAACTATACGCAAATCATGCGTAAAGATTTTGTACTTGCTGATAGCTTAGAATCTATCGACGCGGCGGGTAGAAAATCAGAATTGTCCTACAACCTTGCTAAGGTAGGAAGTGAGCTTAAAAGAGACGTAGAATTTAATCTACTGAGCAACCAAGGACAGGCTGCAGGATCAACGACTGTTGCTAGAAAATCAAGAGGCTTGCCCGCTTGGATTTCGACCAACGTAAGCAAAGGGACTTCGGGCGCGAACGCTACGGCGGCGACTGCTGCGCGTACCGACGGTACTCAACGTGCCATGACGGAAGCAATGCTGAAGTCAGTGGTTCAGTCTATGTGGAACGAAGGCGGCAAGCCATCGATGGTTATGGTTGGCCCACACGTTAAAACTGTTATCTCAGGGTTCTCTGGAATCGCGGGGCAGCGTTTTAATGTTGATGGCAACAAGCCAGGCACTATCATCGGTGCTGCTGACATTTACGTTAGTGACTTCGGTAACTTGGAAATCGTACCTAACCGTTTCCAACGCGCAAGAGACGCTTTTGTGCTTGATCCAGATCTATGTTCGGTTGCGACTTTACGTCCAATCAAACAGGTGAAACTCGCTAAAACTGGTGATGCTGAGAAACGTATGGTTATCACTGAGCTTGGTTTAAAAGTGGATACCGAAAAAGGATTAGGCTTGATTGCTGATCTATCAACTTCTTAATTTAGGAGATGAGGTGCGGTGGGGGCAACCCCACCCCATTTTAATTTATGGCTAAACGACTACTAAGTGAAAATCAGATGACCGGCACTAAAACGTATCACGATTATGATGCGTCGAGTGATCAGTCCGTCATTACGACATCAGCAGATGTCACAGACATTATTGAGTCGAACAAAGCACAGTTCAACGACACCGACGAGCGGGCGCGATACGGCGACATGAGTAAGGTCGCAAGTATCCCGATGAACGTCTATTTCGACTTGAAGAAAAGAGGGATTCTGAACGACCAGAAGAAGATGAAAGCCTGGTTGAACGATCCCGACAATCGCTATTTTCGGACTAGACCTGGAAGAGTGTAATGGCAATAACGAATTACGGAGAACTGAAAACAGCAGTCGCAGATTGGCTCAATCGTGACGACCTGACTTCAGTGATTCCAACCTTTATCGACCTCGCTCATGCGAAGTTAAATCGACGGTTAAGAGTGCGGGAAATGATACAGCGCACAACGGCTGGTATTTCTGGGCAATTTAGCAATTTACCAGAAGATTTCTTAGAGCTGCGGAACATTCAACTGAATGGAAACCCTCCGCGATCCATTGAGTATATGACAATTGAGCAGATGGATCAGGAGCGCCGACTAAACAGCACTCCCCGCACTCCGGTCTATTACACCCTGATGGGATCACTGCTCGAATTGTTCCCGACTCCCGATCAGGATTACACGCTGGAACTCGCGTACTACAAGACTATTCCAACGATGGCCGCAGATGCCGACACCAACTGGTTGCTGACTAAAGCACCAGACACTTATCTTTATGGCGCTCTGCTTCAAGCCGCACCTTACTTGAAAGATGCTGAAGAAACCGGATTATGGCTGCAAGCACATGACATGGTTGTCGCTGAGTTAGAGACAGAAGACATCGGTGCGCGATACGGTGCATCAACTCTCAAAGCGAGACATAGGACGTACTAAATGGCTAGAGGTTCGTGGGCAGCATCGACTGACACTTGGGCAACGATCACTGGTGGTGATTGGGATGCCGCAGCCGGAGGTACGACCTACGCCGACACGATTACATTAGCCTGTACGGGGGGATTCACCGATAGCGCGAGTATGTTTGCGCCAGAGAGCATCACCGCAGCCTCAACGCTGGGTGGCGCGATGTCTGGGGCAAATGCTTTGACGGAATCCACTATTATTTCTGGATCTTACAGTGCGACAGACTCAGCCAGTTTAGCTTTATCTGAATCTTCTAGTCTTACAAATACGTTAAGTTTTACAAACTCAGCCAGTTTAACTTTGGCCGAAGCTACCAGCATATCAAATACGCTCGGCATGACCGACAGCGTACTGTACAAATTATTAGCTACCGGAAGTCTCGGTCAATCCCTGTCGTCAAGCATCTCTGAAAATGCGGTGATGCCAGGCTCGATTACGATGACCGGTGAGTTGGATTTCAGAGATGGTGCGGCTAAAACCTTTGCCCGTACAATCACAATGTCTGGGTCTTTGGGTGTATCAGAAAGTAACACCGCAATCTTTGATGCGGCAGCAGCGCTCACCACTTCGATATCGACTCTTTCCGACGCAAGCGCCGTTATTAGTTCTAGTGGTTCACTGACTAATACGCTGTCAGCATCGGTACTGCCCGCATTCCAGTTTGCAGAAGCCCTCAGCACACAAATAACACTTAGTAGCGCAACGTCGGTTCAAATTTCTATGCCTGTGGCTCCGGCATACGGTGTGTCGTTAGGTTTCTTAGATCGTGGAGATGAGAACTTTTTGTTCTCGGCAACGGCCACATTCTCGGCGGGGGTTTCGCTAACAGATTCCGCTTCGGTGGGGGTGAGTGTTTCTGGCGATATCGCCACAGCTTTATCAGCCACAATCGTACCCGCGTACCAGTTAGCTGGAACATCGAATTTTAGTTTAAATCTTGATTCCACCGCTGGCTCGGTAGCCTATCTGTCTGCGACTGCGCTGATGCCGATGGGTGTTGGGACAGAAATTGCGGGGGCCGGTTTTGGCTACATCGACAGCGTGGTGTTAGGCGCTGAGATTGTGATGAGTAGCACCGGTGACTATTTGTGGAGCAAGGAAGAAATGAACGACGTACAAAATCCCACTTGGGGCGAGGCCGTAGACGATGTGACTACACCGACTTGGGCAACCCCAACAGAGGACTCACAAACAACAACCCAATGGGGAGAAATAATTAAATGATTAATACCACAACCACTGTAGTTGCCGAAGGAGGCATTAAAATGAGAACAGAAAACAACATAGGTCTTAACTTGAATAACCGTTGGTCAGTGACCTGTGTCGACTCCGATGGTGAAGTAAAATGGACTGAAGAAAAAGATAACTTAATCACGACAGAGGGATTGAATCACATCCTGGACACTTCGTTCCACGCCGGAACTGCTGTAACGACTTGGTACATTGGTTTGAAAGGCTCAGGGTCACCCGCAGCGGCAGACACATTAGCTTCGCACAGCACATGGACTGAAGCAGCGGGCTATGCGGGAACACGCAAAGAATGGACCGAAGGTGCATCCAGCGCAGGTTCGATGACCAACTCTTCGAGCGTCGATTTCACTATTAATGCCTCGGCAACAGTAGCCGGTGCCTTTTTAGCGAGTGCAACATCTGGCACGACAGGTACGCTTTACGGCATCGTGGATTTTACCGCAGCACGTTCGGTGTTGAGTGGCGACACGTTGCAAATTACTGTGACTGTAACAGCAAGCTAAGAGGACGATATGGCAACTGAAGACCTAACCGGCAGTGATAAGTTTGTTGACGATTTAGTTGCCGCTAATCCTGTGGCGACAGATAGTGTCAGCGATGGTGATGAACACATCAGGGGAGTGAAGAATGTACTGAAAAATACACTCCCCAACGTCACTGCTGCCGTCACTGCTACCGCTGCACAACTGAATAAAACAGCATCGACTTTTACCGGTGCTGATGGTTCGTCTGCCGGTGCATCGGGGATGGTAACCGCACCGGTTGCAACGGACAATACTAAGTTCTTGAAAGGCGACGGTACTTGGGCGACACCGAGTGGTTCAGGTGGTGGAGGTTCCGGCGGGACCATTACAGCAGTGGCATCGGGTGCCATTGCCAATGGTGATAAGGTAATTTTGAAATCTGATGGGAAGGTTGCTACGGTCTCGGAGGCAGTGACAGGAGTTGACACCCCGACCACTATCGGAAGTGAAGTTACTTTTGAGTCGTATGCTCTTTGGGGTACCGCAGTTACTTATAATCCTAATCTCGCTGATCAGGTTGTTGTCGCATATATGGATAGAAGCAACTCCAATTACGGCACGGTAAGATTAGGCACAATTACTGGCACGACCCCCGCTTTCGAGTCCGAAGTAGTTTTTCATCAAGCGAGAACAAATTGGATACAAATCGCTTTCGACCCAAATACGACTGGTAAGTTTGTTGTGGCTTATGAGGCCGAAGGGGATTTAAATAAGTTAAAGGCGGTAGTTGGAACGATAACCAACACAACGGTGACTTTTGGGTCTGAATATACGCTGGACTCGACAGGTGCAATTTCGTGGACAAGCTGTGAGTTCGACCCTAACACTGCTGGTAAATTCTTAGTTGCCTACTCAGATGAAGGGAGTTTGAGCTACGGTCGCGTACTTGTTAGCACGATAAATTATACTACTGGGGTCATAACTCCAGGATCTCCATATACATTCAAATCCTCTAGCACAACTTATATTGATGCAGCTTTCGACCCCAACACTGCCGGTAAGTTTGTAGTCGGTTACGCGGCCTCTAGCAACGGATATACGATTGTTGGCACAATTACGACCGGCACAACGGTTACTTTTGGGTCGGAGGTATCCTTTTACAGCACTGCCGCGCCTTGGGATGTCGGGGTTGATTTTGACCCCGATACCGCTGGTAGATTCATGGTGATCTATCGAGCAAGTGGAATAAACCTAACAGTGTATATTGGCACGGTGACTGGAACAGTGCCATCGTATGGTTCAGCGAATAACGTGTGGGTAGGCACCGCTTGGGGTGTAGTCGCGAAATTTATAAAAAGTAACGAAATTATATTTGGATATCTGGATTCGGGAAGTTCACCGACTGGACAATTCTCTGTAAATCTCGGCACAGTTTCTGGGACGACCGTCACAATGGGTACAGCGCAGGTAGTCAATGCGGCATCTACAACCTACCTCGATATAGCGACTGACCCAAACACAGTGGGTAGGTTTATTACGTCGTATGTTGATGGTGGGGATAGTAGCTACGGAAAAACTGCCGTTGGTCAACTAACAACCTCGACCTTACCAACAAACCTCACCGCAGACAACTTCATCGGCATCTCAGACGCAGCATACGCTGACGCGGCAACTGCCACTATTCAAGTCATCGGGTCAACAGATGACGCGCAGTCGGGGATGACGACAGGCAGCAACTATTACGTTCAGACTGACGGCACACTTGCTACGACTGCTGGATCTACTTCGGCTTTTGTTGGCGTTGCTCTTTCAGCTACCGAAATACTTATTGGTGGAGCAACAACGCTCGCAGATTTAACCGACTCAACCACAGCAACAACTGACCCACTTGTTACATCAAACCAAGCAGTAGGTCACTTCTGGATCAACTCAACATCTGGTGAAGCATACGTTTGTACAGATGCGACTACTAATGAGAATGTTTGGACTAATATTGGTTCTGGGAGTGGGGATATTACTTTCGGGTATGACATTGATTACCTTGTTATCGCTGGTGGAGCAGGAGGGGGTTATCCAAATCAATCCGGTGGAGGGGGTGCAGGAGGTTATAGATGCTCATACGGTTCAGAGACTTCTGGTGGTGGAAGTTCTTCTGAGACTAGCGTCGTTGCTGCGCCGGGTGATGTATACACTATCACTGTCGGGGCAGGAGGCGCTTACGATGTGAATGGGTCTGATTCAATATTTGCTAGCGTTACATCTACCGGGGGAGGTACAGGGGGGTATTATACCACACCGGCTGGATCGTCCGGGGGGTCTGGAGGAGGGTCTGGAGCAGGATTTTCATCTACTAGGACATATGGAGGTAACGGCACAGCTGCACAAGGGTATAGTGGTGGAGATGCTTTTGGTTATTCTGGCGATCATCGTGCCGGTGGTGGAGGAGGTGCTGGCTCGATAGGGGGTGAGCCGGGAACTTCGGGCGGAGATGGAGGATCAGGCTTAACTTCTTCAATTACTGGAACTCCGATAATGAGAGCAGGGGGAGGTGCCGGTGGAGCATATTCAGTTAGTGGGGGAAGCGCCACTGGTGGAGGAGGCACAGGGGGATCGAATAATGCACCCGGAGGTAGTGGATCAGCAAACTCGGGTGGCGGAGCAGGAGGAGGTACAGGACTATCCAGTGGATCAGGTGGATCAGGTGTTGTTATTCTCAGGGTTCCCACATTGAAGTATTCAGGAACTACGTCAGGCTCACCTACCGTTACAACAGATGGCGCATACAAGGTGTTGAAATACACTGGCAATGGCACATACACAGGATAATAATATGGCACATTTTGCAAGATTAGATGAAATAAATAAAGTAATCGGTGTTCATGTTCTGAACAATGATGTCATTACAGATGATAACGGCAACGAACAGGAACAAGTTGGTGTTGAGTTCTTAACTCAACATAACGGTGGAGTAGGTTGGTACAAACAAACATCTTACAACGGTAACTTCCGCAAAAACTACGCAGGAGTCGGGTACTCATACGATAAATCCAGAGATGCTTTCATCCCACCGAAACCATACCCATCATGGGTACTAAACGAAGATACTTGCCGATGGGATGCACCGGTAGCAATGCCGGACGATGACCAGAGATATACGTGGAACGAAGATACGCAAGCGTGGACTTTACAGGATTAACAATGAAAACGATTACACGAAAAGAAAACCATATTTCACCTTACATCTTTGATGATAGCGCTGAATTAACACTGTCTGCGACTCAAATCACAACACCAGATTTTATTATTGGCGACATGGGTTCTGACAATGCTGACGTTCATGAGAACGTAACGCCACCGGATAATTGGCAAGGCAACCGATACACATTTGACGGCACAACTTGGGCAGAAGTTACTGACTGGGTGGACCCGAAACTCGCAGAAATTGCACGACTTGAAGAAGAAATTGCCGAACTCAGGGGGGCATAACAATGGCCGATGTTATAACACCAAATTATTCGCTCACCCGCCCAGAGGTTGGGTCATCCAGCAATTCTTGGGGTGGGAAGCTAAATACAGACCTTGGAATTATCGATACCGAGCTTAAAGCGGTATCAGATGTCGCTGATGCTGCGGTAGTCAAGGCAAGCAACTTGTCTGACTTGGCGAGTGCAGCGACCGCCAGAACTAATCTCGGTATAGCGAACCACGAACTGGTAACGGTGAACTCATCAGGGAACCTGACCACCGGTGGCACGATTGACGCGACTAAATTATCGGGCGACTTGCCAGCGATTAGCGGGGCTAGTTTGACTGACCTTCCGTTCCCTCCTGACGCTCCGTCCTTTCCTTCGGGTACGAAGATGGTGTTTTATCAGGAATCTGCGCCGACAGGCTGGACGCAAGATCTAACCAACGGCGATGCAGCACTGAGGGTCATCAACACCCCTCTGACAGATATCACCAGTTCTACGGCACTGGATACAACTAAGCTCTATAAAATAAAGGACGTCGGCACTACCACCGATTGGACAACTCTTGGGGTCACAAGTGCAACCGTCGGGGTTACCTTCAAGCCCAGTGCCACAGAATGGGCAGGGGACGGAGAATTGACGTTAGGCGCTGGTGGGGTTGCAGGGGGAACGACAAACTTCAGTTCTGCGTTTCCAGTTCAAAATATTAACTCAGCCTCTGTTGTGGCCCCGCTGCCAGCGCATTCGCATTTTTTTGCTGGTGGTCAGCAAAATGTGGGATATGATTATGGAACTAATGTTCCTTGGGAACATGGTGAAACGACAAGTGGACAGGAACATAGGTATAACACCTCGTCAACTGGGGTGACTAACTCGGGTCACTATCATGGAGTGGAAGTGGCTGCGGCAGCGCCGAAGTACATCGATGTCATCGTGTGTAGCAAAGACTAATGGAAGTCAAAATTACTTGCCCACTAGGTAGTCAGTGCGAGGAAATAAAAGATAACCAGATGCACCGCTGCGCTTGGTATACCAAGCTGGTCGGCAAGAACCCCAACACCGGTAAAGATGTGGATGACTGGGCCTGCGCGATTGCTTGGATGCCGACGCTACAAGTTGAGATGTCACAGACAAATCGAGGGCAGACCGCAGCGCTGGAGTCGTTCAGAAACGAAACTGTTTCGGGCCAAGCGCAATTTAATCAAATTATGTCTCAAGCCCGACTGGAGAATTAGATGCCCATCCTACCGATCAAAATACCCCCAGGTGTTTATAAAAACGGCACCGAGTACCAGTCAAAAGGGCGGTGGTCCGATGCTGATTTAGTGCGCTGGCATGAGGGTGCGATGCGCCCAGTCGGTGGTTGGCGACAACACACTACGACAACGTTCAGCGACAAGGCCAGAGCGATGTTGGCTTGGGGCGACAACTCCGGTGACAGGAAGATGGCCATCGGCACAGCGTCTAATTTATATGTCATGGGTGAAGATAACACGATGTATAACATCACCCCGACAGGTCTTGCGACTGGCAGCGTGGATGCCTTCAAAGCAACAGGTTATGGGTCGCAACTGTACGGTAAACACAACTACGGAACAACGCGACCTGATACCGCAACGTACCAACCCGCAACCACCTGGTCACTCGACAACTGGGGCGAAGATCTAGTCGCCTGTTCAACGTCAGATGGAAAGATCTACCAATGGTCATTGGTACTTGCAACTGTGGCAGCAACAGTAGCCAACGCTCCGGTCAACAACCAGGGCATCGTTGTGACTTCGGAAAGGTTTCTGTTTGCGCTAGGCGCTGGTGGTAACAATCGTAAAATCCAATGGTCAGATCAGGAGGACAACACCACATGGACACCCAGTGCCACTAATCAGGCGGGCGACATCGACCTGATTACTGATGGAGCTATCCAGTGTGGTGCTAGAGTGAGAGGGCAGACATTAATTCTTACCTCAACCGATGCTCACGCAGCAACCTATCAGGGTGCGCCGTATGTGTATGGTTTCGAGCGAGTCGGCTCATCATGTGGAATCATCGGGCCTAAAGCAGTTGTCAGCGTTGACACCTTCGCTGTTTGGATGGGGAAAAAGTCATTCTTCTATTATGACGGTTACGTCAAAGCGTTGGAGTCTGATGTCGCTGATTTTATCTTCAACGACCTCAACGAAGACCAACGCTCAAAAGTATACGGTGTACTCAATAATCAATTTAACGAGGTCTGGTGGTTTTACCCATCAGATGGGTCTATCGAGTGCGACAGTTACGTCACCTGGAACTGGCTTGAAAATCATTGGAACGTCGGTAAGTTAGCCCGCACCGCTGGTGTGGACAGGACCGTATTCCGGTCACCACTCTTTGCTGGTACGGATAACTACATCCATGAGCATGAAACTGGATTCACCTACGATTCCAGAACACCCTACGCGGAGACTGGGCCACTGGAAATCGGCAATGGTGAGAGTGTGTTGAATATCACTGGCATGATTCCAGATGAAAATACACTGGGCGATGTAGAGGCGAAATTCAAAACACGATTTCATCCAACCGATACCGAGCGAGAATATGGACCTTTTACGATGGCCAACCCGACATCGGTCAGGTTTACTGGGCGACAAGTGAAGATGCGCGTTCAGTCGGTTCGTAACACGGATTGGCGTGTGGGTGAAATGCGACTAGAAGGTAAAATCGGAGGCCGTCGATGAAGCTGCCGCGTCCACCAAACGCTTACTCTGTACAACACGAATCGCAACGTAATCTGTTGCTCGAACTAGACGCTCAGGGCAACTTGAAAAGTAACCGCGACATTGAGGTGGGCGATGGAAGGCTAATTTTAACTTCTGCCAACGGAACGCGGTATGCGCTGTCTGTTAATAATTCCGGCACACTTTCAACGGTGGTTGTGTGAGCGAACGTGAACTGATGATGCGTTGGTGCCGAGGAAATGAGAGTGCGGCTGAGTTTCTTAGTATGCTATCACTCAGCTATCACATTGCGGATGATTTTGTGGATCGAGACAAAGGCCCAGAAAGCTACTCTAGCAAGATGATGGCAAAATTGATGCACTTGGTATTAGTCGATATTCCAGAGAATACGTTTTACCAGCGCTATCGAACAGAACTCGCGCCAGTGATGAGCGCATCCTTCTTTATCTGGAATGCGTCAAACAACTGGGCAGATGGGGATGATAACCAACAACATTTCTCTTACGTTTATCGTGAGATTGGTGAGCAGATCATCATCACCGTTGCGAGGATAGTTGGTGGGATCGACCACGCGGCTAATGTGACCGAAGAAATCTATCAGACGTTTCACGCGAAGAAGACATTCGAGGGGTGGAAGAATGGCGAAACTTAAATTACTTGAGGTTCCAGTCGAACACATACATCGAGCTTGGAAAGATATCGAGCCGTTACTTCAGTCACTAGAACCCTACTGCAACGGTGAGTGCAGCACGGCACAGGCGAAGGTCGGATTGATAAATGGCACATCCACCACGTTGGTCATCGTCGATGAGTCAACTAGGGTGCTTGGGGCTATAATCGGCGAATGGAAGATGACTCCGGGTAAACGGATATTCTTCGTGAGCGGATGGGCAGGATCCAACGCAATGGACGACACTCTGTGGCGAGATGTCCAGCGGTGGGTAAAGTCAAACGGTGGAACGCACATACAGGGTGCTGGAAGGGATTCAGTTTTCCGACTACACCGACAGAAGCGCGGTTTTGAGAAGGTTTACACAATTTATGAAAAGGAAATAAGATGAAAATGCTGAAGAAATCAATCTACACGCTGCTACCTTCTTTGGCGTTTTTGACGTTCAGGGGTAAAGGGGGCGGTGGAGGCGACTCAACCCAGACCACTGTTCAGAAGATGGATCCAGAGGTGAGACAGAAGTGGTTAGAGATGTACTCGAAGGCCGATGATGTCGCTAATCAACCTTACTCACCATATACTGGGGAAAGGATTGCTCAGTACGATCCGCTGCAACTTCAAGGGTTCGACGCATACGAGAACGCTGTGGGTACAGGTTCCGGCACACTGAATAACGCGTTAAACATTCTCAATAATCAGAACCTCAACTATACGCCAGATGCCGTGAATACCCGCACGATGGGATCAACTTTTGAGGATTATCTGAATCCTTATACTGGAGAAGTGATTGACACAACCATGCAAGACATGGAGCGCCAACGTCAGATGATGATGGGCGACATTGCCGGATCGGCCCAGGCCGCTAACGCATTTGGTGGATCAAGACATGGCATAGCGGAGGCCGAAACTAATCGAGGATTTGCTGATGAGATGGGGCAAATATCTGCCCAATTAAGGGACCAAGGGTATAACACGGCGATGCAAGGATTTATGGGCGATTCAGCTTTGATGCAACAAGGTGATGTCGCCAACCAAGAGGCTAACTTAGCAGCGGCGTTGTCAAACTCAGAACTTGAACAGAGTGCTGCGGGGATGATGGCAGGGATGTCAGAACAGGAAAGATCGCAAGCCTTCGGGGATGCTCAGATGCTTGTCGATGTGGGTGCAGAGAAGAGATCAATGGATCAGGCTCATTTAGATCTAGATTACGCGAAGTTCTTGGAAGAACAGGAACACCCCATGAAACAACTGGAGGTACTACAGAGCGCCTTTGGTATTACCCCACAAATCACATCAACAACCGGTGTTACTGACGCAGATAAGAAACCGGATCTCTGGCAGAACCTAGCTGACACGTTCTCAGATGTGCGGTTAAAAGACAATATCACGAAGCTCAATGGTTACGCATACAACTTCAAGTCGCGGCCAGAAGTTACCACCGGTGGAGTTATGGCCCAAGAGGTCGAGTTGATCGCGCCACACCTTGTTAACACTGACGTTGAGACAGGCTATAAGCGAGTCAACTATGAAGCGCTGGTTGGCGTATTGCTCGAAGCGGTTAAAGACCTTAAATCAGAAGTTGAGGGGCTAAAACGTGGCTAACGCTTTAGAAGAACTAATCTCTGGTGGCGATGTCTCTACTTTTCGCCACAGCATCCAATCGCTTGAACATGAGATGATGAAGCGTGTCGCCTCCGGTGATATTGAGGATTGTTTAAAAGACTGTAAGTTGTCCCACTACTTCGCTCCACCCATCGAGGGTATTAGCCACACGACCTACGCGAGAGAGTTATTCATGCCGAAAGGCAGCGTCGTGATCGGTAAGATCCACAAACATTCGCATATCAATATCATCTCTCAAGGGGTGGTATCGGTGGTTACAGAGCATGGAACCAAGCGACTGAAAGCGCCTTGCACCTTCATCAGTGAGGTTGGGTTGAAGAGAGCAGTTTATATTGAAGAAGATACGGTGTGGACAACCATCCACTTAACCAAGTTTAGTAAAGAGGCAGATATGAAAATGATCGAAAAAGAAGTGATAGCTGAGAGCTATGAAGAGTTAGCTCTTGAACATGGACCAGCGCAAGGGAGGTTGTCATGACTTGGGCGGTGGTTGGCGCGGCGTTATCCTCTGTGGTCGGGTCTGTCGGTGCAGGGGCTGCGGGTGGTGCGGCTGCGGGTGCAGTTGGCGCGGGTGCTGCCGGAGCAGCGGGTGCCGGACTTGCCGGAGCGGCTGGGGCTGGGGCCGCTGGAGCATTAGGCGCTGGAGCGGCGGGTGCTGCCGGAGCCGGAGCGGCTGGGGCATTAGGTAGTGGGGCGCTTGCCGGAACTGCGGCGGGTACGATTGGTGCTGGTGGTGCTGCCGGTGCTGTTGGATCTCTAGGAGCCGGTGGAGCGTTATCTGCTGGTAGTGTGTTAGGTTCGGGGAGTGCGTTAGCCGGCGGATCAACTGCCGCTGGTGTGGGAGCATCTGGCGGGCTACTTAGCGGCACTGGGACCAAATTATTGAGCGGCGCTCCATCAGGGACCAGCGGATTACTGAAAGCTGAAGGGATGATGATGCCGGAATCCTTATCCGGGTCGCAAAGTTTAGAGGGACTGTCAGGATATAACCCTGGTGGCGCTTCTCTTGATAGTATGTTGAACAAAGCTCCAACACACTCACAGGAGGTTATGGGGATGCAGAGGACATTACCTAACAACCCAATGGGAGCCTCCAATTCATCCCCATTACAGATGTCTCACAATGATGCTATGGACCCAAGTCTATTTTCAGAGAGGGGGTTTAATTACTACACGGATCAATTAACTCCATCCAACGACACAATGCAAAAAGCACTTTTAGCCTCGCAAGTTTATGGCGCGTTGAAACCTAAACAGCAACAGAAACAACAGCGCCCCTACCCAACTATATCTGCACCTCGGTTCGCCGGAGCGCCTAAAGCCATGAGTAGACGTTCACCGATGCAAGCTGGTGGGTTGCTGAGTAGTGGAAGACTTGGATCAAGGAGTTACTAATATGGAAGATATGTTTGGTGATGCACCGGATGAGCTTAAGAGTCAATTTGGGCAACTGATTGAACAGTTTGGGCCTCCACCTGAGAGTGTTGCGCGTGACCTAGCGACAATTCAGCAGCGGCAGCGGCCCGCCCAACAACCTATCGGTGGCGGATTGTTCGACGCTTATTCCCAGGAAAACCAAGGGAATCTGAAGATGGCAATGTTTGCTGACATCATCGGTAATCTGGCCGGTAAAGATGTTGGCGCGACGAAAGGTATGTTGGCACTCGCTGAGAACGCGAGGAAGTTGCGATTGCAGAATGAGCAACGAACTGCCGCACAGAATATGCTGGGTGGTGGGGGTTCTGGGGCTGGTGGTAGTGAGTGGATGACTCCGCAGCAGAAGGCGGCCATCGCATCTATAGCTAGAACCAATCCTACCGAAGCGATGAAGATGATGGCCACTATGAAGATGCAGTACGACTCCGCTGGATTGGCCTTGAATAAGAATCTATTCACCCAAGAGTCAGGGTTGCGTGGGGAGTTCCAGAAATTAACTAAAGACTTCAGAGATGTACAGGAATCGTTCGGTAGAGTAGTTCAGTCAGCGGAGCCTGGTCCGAACGGTCACCACGCAGCGGGGGATTTAGCGTTAGTTTTTAACTACATGAAGATGTTAGATCCTGGGTCTGTAGTAAGGGAAGGCGAGTTTGCAACAGCGGCAAAAGCTGCGGGACTTGGTGAGACTATGATAGCCGCGATGAAGAAAGTGGATAACGGCGACATACTCACCTCATCTATGCGTCAGGATTTTGTAGACCGGTCGTGGAAATTGTACAGCGAGGCGGCGCGGGGTTTTGATACTACATCTAGCGAGTACGTTGATCTATCGAAGATGTACCAAGGTGTAGACCCTTCTAAGGTTGTTACGTCAGATCGAAGATATAAGGACGATTGGTTTAAGCCTTGGTTTCAAGGGTTGGGTGGGAATCCGGCGGATAGTGAGGATGAGCCTGGTTTTCTTGATTCTTTATTTGGAGGTAAACCGTTACCCCCTCCAGCAGTCAAACCTAAAAATAACCCTCCATCAAAACTTAACTCAAGATACAAACAGATGATGAAAGATGGATTGCTTAACAGAACAGGAAAATAGCGATGGCCGCAACTAATATTGAGCGAGTATCTGATAACATCAGTCGGATGGTTGACGCGGGTCTGTCCGATGCTGAGATAGACGACTACCTAATGGCCGAAGAGGGCTACACACCCGAACGCTTCCAGAAAACATTAGAGCGAACCACTAAAACTGGTGGCCGCAGTGTTGACGTTGGCGCGGGTAGATTAGCACTTCAAGGATTAACTGTGGGAACAGGGGATGAGCTTGAGGCTTTTGCCAAAAACCCGACTATGATCTGGGACGATGCCGCATCGAAGAGCTACGACCAAGATGTCAGCGCTCTTCGCTATGGCATTGAGGATTATCGAAATAAACATGGGTGGAAAGCTGCCGGAGCAGAGATTGCTGGAGCTTTACCACTAGCACTATTATCTCGCGGAGCTAACTTACCCGCCACTGGATTGCTTGGAAACCCACTCACCAGAAGCGCTGTTGCTGGCGCTGGATCTGGTGCTGCTTATGGTTTCGGTACAGGTGAGGATACTCTTGGTAATCGACTATCCAATGCTGCTGAGTCTGCTCTTTGGGGAACTGCTTTTTCACCCATTATTCCTGGTGCTACAGCGCTCTGGCATGGAGCTAAACGCGCATTGTCTCCAGTGCTTAACAGCGCCCAGAAAGACATAGCTGGTGATGTGTTAAATCGGATGGCACACGACCCGGCAAAAGCAATTAATAATATGAGGAATGCCAGGGAGATTATCCCAGGCAGCGCTCCAATGACTCATCAAATATCGAGAGATCCTGGACTAGCCGGATTCGGATCTGTGGCCCAGAATACTTTAGACACAACCGGACGAATGGCCGCGCAGAATCTGAACCAGAATACCGCTCGTAGGGAGTTGCTTAATAGAATAGCCGGGGGAGATGATGTCACAGGTCCAGCAAATGTGGCGAATAACGAAGCGATAAGAAACAGAATTACTGGGCCAATGAGGGAGACTGCATTTGAAGGTGGGGAGATGGTAGACACCAACCGAGTTGTAGGTGTTATCGATGCAATGCTCAAAGCTCCCGACAACCAAGGGAAAGTCGTACAGAAAGCGTTGAATAGTTATAGAAGTAGTGTGCTGAGATCCTCAACTAAATTAGATGACGGAGCCGAAGCATTCATCCATCCAAGAGCGCTATATGCTATCCGCAAGGATATTGGTCCCGATATTGCCGGACTTGGCGCTAAACCAGAGCGTAAGTTCGCAAAGTCGCAGCTAGTAGATCTTCAGCGAGTGTTTGATGACACTATAGAAGCGTCAGCACCTGGTTACCAAGCATATATGTCGAAATTCAAAGACATGAGCAAGCCCATATCAGATATGGAATTGCTACAGGACATTCAGCGGAAAGGCGCGGTGGCTACCCCAGATTTGGATCAGTTACCAATACTTTCTCAGGCAAAGATGGGTACGTTGTTGAGAGGCAAATCCGCTGATATAGCTAAATTATCTCCGAACCGTCGGGCTAAGTTACAGGCTATCATGGCCGACCTTAATCAGTCCGTGTCACCGAGGTCTGTCACACCACCAGGGTCTAGCACCGCAAAGAATCTGACGGTGGCGAACCTTATCGGGGATATGTTCGGCAATGGTTTGATGGGTGACGCAGCCACTAATTTAGTCAAGAACTCCAGAGCGTTGAACTTCTTATACAAAATACCAGAAGACCGAGTACAGGAGTTGATCGTGGACGCAATGTTGGACCCTAAGCTGGCAGCCGATCTGATGACCAATGCCAGTGCCTCTTCGGTTGAAAGATTCGCAAAAGGATTAAAACGTCTTCAGATGGCCCAAGCATTGGGGGTGGAGGTCGGAGCAGTAGCTGCAATGGAGAGGGGTGGTAAATAACGATGTTAGCTGAATTAGCGATAATCAACGCTAGTTTTGAGGTGATAAAAACGGCGTTAAACAATGGCAAAGAGCTTTTTGAAATGGGCGATCAGTTAGCGCACTTCAGTAATGCCGGAAGGGAGATCGATCAGAAAGCGAAGCTGGCTAAGAAGGGCTCAGATCAAGAATCGGATCTTGAGATCTTCATGGCTCAAGAGGCTATGCGCGTTAAGCGAGAAGAACTCAAGGAATTGATGATCCGAACGCGCCACCTACTTTGGGACGAATTTCTCCGCTTCGAGGGGCAACAAAAACGCGCTAGAGAAAAATCAGCTCGATTAGAAGAGAAACGCAAATCTGATCGCACCGATTTCATCATGACCGCACTTGCTTGGATAGTGGCCCTTATGATCCTCGCAGGATCACTGGTTGGTGGACTCAAGATAATTATAGGGATGAAGTAAATGGACGAGCATAGGTGCAGTGAAATGGAGACAATACTAAAAGTTCACAGACAGAGGATTGATGAACTGGATACTACGCTAGACGAGATAAATAAGCAGTTGGCTCATATTAAAGGTGGGGTTTATGGGATATGTCTTTATGCCGTTGCCACGCAACTAGGTATTCTTGAAGCGATCAAACTGTGAGTGAGTTACTACTTTTTCAGATTCCCAATTTTAATTATATTGCTGGCAGTAGCTGCAATTATAGTTCTGATAGCGATATGCATTTACGAGATGTTTTATGTCATTCAAGATTATCTTTGATCTACTCACATTTATAGCGTTAGCCGTTGCGGCTGCATCTGTCGCCACATGGCTATTGCACCATTGGTTAGGAGTATATTATGTTTAAAAATAAGTTAAAGATTGAAGCAGTACCAAGGGAAGATGCTTATTTACTTACCAGCAGACTCTCTTATATCACTAACCTGGGGGATAAAATTATCGTCCCGAAGGGGTTCAAAACCAATTTCGCATCGGTTCCAAGACTCGCTAAGTTCTACATAGACGATGACGATTGGCAGATCCGCGCTCCATCTTGTATACACGATTTCCTATATTCGGCTGAATCCGCAGAGCTAGGCTTTACCAGAAAACAGGCTGATGAAGTTCTGCTTGAAGCGATGATGGGTTTAGGGATGCGTAAAACCAAAGCCTTACTCATCTATTTTGTACTAAGATTATTCGGGGGTCCAAATTATGAAAAACGATAACAGTATCACCCTTCCACGCTATTTTGTTTTAGCGCTGGTATTTATGATAACGGTTCCACTTTTGACCGCTTGCTCAACGGTGGCACTTGTCAGTCACGGTGCCAATTTAGCGGTATCTCAATACTGTTCTAAAGCGCCAGGTGCGGCTCGAAGTGTGATCAGAAAGGCCGTTAACAAATCATTAGCCCCTAACTCGATAGCGATTACCTGTGCAGAAGATTAGTCAGCATTTCGCTAGAAGCGAGTTCGCTTGTCAGTGTGGTAATTGTCCACAGTCGAAAGACCCTACAGTTGATGTGACGCTGATCCAGATATTGGAAGAACTGCGACGGCATTTCGATACACCCATTACCGTCACCTCCGGTGTCAGATGTAAATCGCATAATTCTGCATCGGGGGGCAGCGTTTTTTCAAAGCATCTTGAAGGAAAAGCAGCCGACGTACTTTTGAAAGGCGTAACGCCGGATCGAGTATACAAATATTTATTTGAGCGGTATCCTGATTCCTATGGTTTTGGAAAGTATGAAACCTTCACGCATATTGACAGTAGATCGCTAAAAGCTCGTTGGGAAATTAAGGGATAAAAATAACTTTACTTCAGATTTACTTCAAAAAAACCTTACTTCACTTTTACTTCACCACCGCTGCAAACCCAGTAAACTCAGGGGGTGGTGGTGTCTCCCATGAGCTTTGGGCGTGTTCTGTGTATTTATGGGTATTTGTGGGTATTTGTAGTAAAAACAAGCATTTAGGCTGAGTTTTCACCACCCCCATTTGTGCTTTTCGTTGCAAAACTGGTTAAAAAGCGATATGGTTTACTTCTAATTTACTTCAGTTGGGATCTGAGTTGGCGAATTTTACCAAGGTTGGTAGTCGCTACCGCGCGTCAGTGTGCGTAAACGGAAAGCGAAAATCAAAGACGTTTCGGACCAAGACCGAGGCGCGAGGTTGGGCGCTACAAACTGAGATTGAAATAGAAACTGGTGTGGGTGACCCGACGCATTATCTCTTGGAAGATGCGCTGATTCGATACCGTGATGAGGTGACGGTTTTGAAGAAAGGCTCAAAACAAGAGGGTGATCGAATCAATGCCATGCTGCGTCTTCCACTGGCACAGATGCGACTCGATGATATTACCAGCGATGACATGGGGAAGTATCGTGACGAGCGACTGAAGATCAACGGTGGTGGGACCGTGAACCGTGAATTGAGTTTAATATCAGTAATCTTCAATCGCGCCAGGATAGAGTGGAAGTGGGTGGACCATAACCCAATCTCAGATGTGACCAGGCCAAAGAACCCTAGACCAAGGGACCAACGGATTAACGACAATGAGATCCAGCGAGTGTGTGACGCTTTGGGTTATGCCGGTGGCGAGATAAATAGTAGTACCGATCTGGTTGCCGTGCTGTTTCTTCTAGCTATCGAAACTGCGATGAGGCTAGGCGAGTTGTGTGCGGTTGTGCCGAGCAGTGTACATTTGAGTGAGCGGTATGTTGAGGTCACTGATTCTAAAAACGGTGATAAGCGTAAAGTGCCGTTATCTATTAAAGCTGGTGAGCTATTTGGCAAGGTCATTCATGCTCAAATGAAGATCACTTCAGCCACTGCCGGAGCAATTTACCGTCAGCATCGTGGCGCGGCAGACATGGACCATTTCAACTTCCACGACACAAGGCACGAAGCGATCACCCGACTAGCGCAGAAGCTGGATGTGTTGGACCTCGCCCGAATGATTGGGCATAGAGATCCAAAGTCACTAATGATCTACTACAATGCAACGCCGATTGAAATT